TCTTCGGCGTCCTCGCTCATAAAGCAGACATACGCGGCCGGATACGCGAGCGCGGTGTATTCGATCGCGCGCGACGCGTCGGCGACGCACGTCACGCGATCGCCGAATATCGGACTGGTGAAGCTCGACCGCCGGAGCTTTAGCGCGATCTCGGCGAGCATCTCAATTGATCTCGACGCCCTTCGGCGATTGTCCCGGCGAGCCGGCGGTTACCGTGATCCCCTTGTCGATCGCGGTCCGGAGCAGATCCTCGATCGCGCCCGCCTGCTTGCCGAAGATCGGCGCGAATGCCGGCCGCGACGTCATCCGCTCGGTGCCCATTTCGAGCAGATGCGCGTGCGGCGCGATCGCCGAGACTACGAACGCGTAACCGCGCCTCGAGGCGCGACCCTTCACGCTGCGCACGAGATTGCCGGTAAAGCGCGCCGGCGGGCTTCCGGACGCCGACGCGGTATGCGCGCGACCGCCACGGCGATAGACCCGGCCCGAGCCGCCGCGCGTATTCAACAGCTTGCGAAGCTGCGCCGCGACGATCCGCGCCGCTTTGCCCATCGCGGACCGGACGCCCTTCCGGTCAAATTGCGTATAGCTAACCGAGGCGAATTTGATCTCGATCATGCGTCCTCCAGGCCAAGCGGTATCGGCGGACCGATGCCGATGATCGCCGCGTCGCCGTAAAGCTCGGCCTCCAATTGGGTATAGCGGCGCGCATCGTCATTGGTGACCGAGACGATCCGGTATCGCTTGCCGGCGATCTCCAGCATGTGGCGCGTGGTTAGATACTCGCGGAACCGCGTCCGGATCGTATGCGTCCCGCGCGGTCCGGTCGCTTCGCCGGTCTGCGCACCGTTCAGCCACGTCTCCCCGGCCTTTATCTTGATCGAGCACCAGCACTTGGCGATCGGCACATAGCCGGGAACAACGCCGGCGCCGCCGATCTGCGGGACGTCGGTCCATTCGAACACGTCGGCGAGATTGCGGAGATAGCCGATCGGGGGCGCCTTGCCTTCGGGCATCAGGCGAAGCCCTCCTGGCGATACGGACCGAGCAACGCTTGCCAGCCAAGCTCGATCATCGGCGTAAGCGTGAATTGTGTCAGCGCTTCGCGGTTCTCATACCACGCGGCGATCGCGAGCAGCAGCGCTTGCTTGATATCGGCCGGCACTTCGTCGGCGGTCTCGCGGCCGGCGCGAAAATCAATCGAAATGGCGAGCGGTCCGCGCGTCACTTGCGGCCAGAATTGCGAGACCGGATAGAGCACGGCCGGAAAGCGATCGTCCGGCTCGATTAGATAGTCGGCGATATCGGCCGGCCCCTCGGCGGTCCGGACCGCGAGCAATTCGGCGAACGGCGGGAGAGGCAATTCGAGGCCCTGATACGCCGGCGGCCATTCGTGCAGCGTTATTCGCCAGTCCTGTTCCATAATCGCGACCGAGCAGTAGCGCTCCAGATGGCCGATCGCGGACGCGAGCATCGAGGTCAGCAACGGCGCCTCGGGACCGCTATCGGCGCCAGGATCGAGCCGGAGATGCAAGACGATCTCGGGCAATTCGAGCGGCGTAACGGTCGGCAGCTTTAGCCGGACCAGGCGCGCGTGCAGGTCGGGGTGATGCCAGGACCAGCGCCGGCGCGCGTGGCTCATGGTCCCGCCGCCTCCAATGCGGCGACGCGCGCATCGAGCGCGGTAATAAGTGCGCGCGTTGCCGCGTCCGTTGTATCGACGTAGCTGCGCGTTGCCGCGTCCGTGGTATCGACGTAACTGCGCGGTGCGGCATCGCTCGCGGCGGCTGGCGCCGCCAGATTGGTGATCCGGTTAAGTGCCATATTCAACGGCACAACCATCATCACCTGGGCCTGCATAAACTGAGCTACCAAAGTGCCGCCGACATCGACGATTAGCGCCCCACCGGCTGAAAATAATCCGGTCGCGGTTGCGCCAAATTGCAGAGCCGGTCCGGCGAGCGCGCCAAGCGGCACCTGCAACGGACCGGTGACCTCGCCGCCGCCGAGCGATAGATAGAGCTGATCGGCGTCCGCCTGGGTGAAGCCGCCGCCGCTACCGCCGCCGGCGCCGCCGCTCGACGGCTCGACGCCCGGTAGGAACAGCGCCCAATCCGGATTGCTCGCACCCGGCACGCCATCGGTGCCGACAACCGCGATCCAGAGGTTATAGCCGAGCCGGACGACATCGCCGGCGCCGTAGCTCGCTCCGGGCTGATACGCGCCGCGATAGCGGAACGCGGTCACGTCGATCGGATCGCTCAATACCTCATCGTCGAAGATTAGCTGGACCATGCCGACGCCGGGGCTACGGACGCCGGAGACGCCGCGACCGGGTCGGCCTTGGGGACCAAGCGGGCCAAGCCCGCCAGCGGGTCCAGGCACGCCCGGCGAGCCGGTAGCGCCCGGTTCGCCGCGTTCGCCCGGTGGGCCTTGCTCGCCGCGCTCGCCGTCGCGGCCGGACGCCGAGACCATCGCCCAGCCGTCGCCGTCCGGCGGTCCCGGCGCGTCGTGGAGCGCGCGATACGTCGCGCCGGCGAAGGCGACTTCATCGCCCTGGTGATAGGCGATTGCCGGATCATGCGCGCCGCGATGCAACGGCAGCGGCAGACGGACCGGCAGATCGATCACGTTGCCGGAGGCGAGCGTTACCACCACGCCGAACGCGCGCGGATCGACGCCCTCCTGATAGGCGTGCACCGAGCGGATGCCATCGGCGATCAACAGCCACTCGCCGATCCGTCCTGGCGGACGCGCGGCGGTCGGCTGGCGCGACTGCCACAAGCCGCCGGCGTGAAAGACAACCGCCGCCTGTTCATAGATATCGCCCTCGCGCCAGACGCGCGCCGGTTGCGTCAAATCGACGGGCGCGGTCATCGCTGGCTCGGCGACGCCGATCAGGCGACCGGCCGGCTGCGCGCCGAGCCGTTCAGCGAGAGCCGTCGCGACGGCTTCGGCGAGGGCGATCTCATCCATTACGGCGGTCCCAAATCCTGAATGGTAACGAGAGTGCGCATGGTCGGCGCGATCGTGCCGCCGACACCGACCTGAACCACCGGCGATCCTACCGTCGGGCAGCGCACGGTCAGTGTGACGCGCACCAAGCCGGGCGTCGCATCGACGCCAACAGCAAACTTCGCCTGGGACCGGAGCATCCCGGCCGGACTGGTATTGTCCATCTTGTAAACCATCATCGAGCTTTCGATCGCGATGAGGTTGCAGCCATAGACCACATACCAGGGCGTGCCTGCCGCATCGGCCGAAGCGAACATCGGATCGACCGTAATCAGCAGCATCCGGATACCGGTCGGCGGAAGCTGGAAGTCTTGATCGAAGAACACCGTCGCCGTGGACGGCGCCGCGATAGCGAATTCATCCGGCATATAGACTTGCGTGCGGAGCGTGATCGGCGTGCTCGCGGTGGTATCGACGTAACCCTTCGTCACGACGTCGGTCGGAAGGATCGGCGTCTGCAAGAGTTGCATCGGTCCGGCGACGATTCCGCCGGCGGCGAGTTGCAGATAGCGCGCGTCGCCCATTGCCTGCGTGATAATCGGACTACGCGCCGTGCCATTGTTGTTCTCGATTACCACCGGCTCGTTTGCCGTGCCGCGCCGGATAATCAAGCCGGCGACGTCCCAATAGATACGCGCAAGTCGCGCGCTAAACGTAATACCGGGCTGTAAGGGAAGGTCCGGATTGCCATCTGGGCGAACGAAAGTGAGTTCTCCGTGAACCTGACTGCCGATGATTGCCAGATACCGGTTGTCGGCGTCGCCCTGTGTTAGAGCATCGCCCTCGACTAGAATGCGACGCCGCGAACCGGGTGTGCCGCCGCTTCCCTCGATGAATACGCCGGCGTCGCCGTTCGCCTGCCGGAGCGTCAACCCAGCGGCGTCTTCATAGACCGCAGAGAATCCCGGCAGGAATCCCAAGCCCTGCCCCGCCGCGAACAGAAGCACGCCGGTCATCGTGCCGCCGGCGAGCGGAAGGAAAGCGCCGCCGCCGGCGAACTGATCGACATAGCGCTTCGTCGCGACGTCATTATCGACGGTCGGCTCGGTAAAGACATTGACGTGCGGAAGGCCATCGAGACCGGGATAGATGCCTATCGCATCCAAGAGCGCGGTGCCGACCAGCACCGAAAGCGTCAATTCGCCGCCATCGCCCGGCCGGACGATGCTTCGAATTCCGCCGATCATCACGTCGCCTGCCGTATTGACGAATTGCAGACCGGGGAAGGCCATCGTATCGCTGCGAATTTGCAGCGGTCCATTCATCCAATCGCCGCCGGCCTTGTTCACATAGCGCTGATCGAGCGTCGGCAGATCGGGAGCGCCGCCGCCACTCGCGCCACCGAGAGCCATCTCCGGCGCGACAAGGAAGATCGTCCACTTGTCGGATGTCGCGGTCGGAACGTCACCGGTCGATTCGACGCATATCCAGAGATTGAAGCCGAGCCGGACGATATTGCCGCGCTCATACTCGGCGCCCGGTCGATAGATGCCGACGAAGCGCATCGTCGAGACCTCGATCGGGTCCGAGATCGAGCCGTCCTCGAGGACCACGCGAATAAAGCCGGGGTTACCGGCGACCGGCTCGATCGCGGCGATCCCCGGTCCGCGCGGCCCCGGCTCGCCGGCGTCGCCGCGCGGTCCGTCGCGGCCGGCGGCTCCTGGCTCGCCGCGCTCGCCGGCCGGCCCGATCTCGCCTTGCGGTCCGCGCTCGCCGGTAAAGCCCTGGCGACCGCGCGCGGCGACCACGATCCAGCCTTCGCCGTCCGGCGCGCCGGGGGCCTC